TTATTATTGAAGTTCAACATAGTCACGATGCCCTTAAACTCCTCTAATATTGTATTTTTTATTTTATCAGAATACTCAACATCATCTAGATTCAACTCTATTGGGTCTTCGAAGTTATCAATGATAATTGTTTCATTGACAATATCGGCAATAGCGAAATCAATTTCTGGTTGTAATGCAATCTCTCTATATTTGGAAATAGTTTCCAAATCATTCCCCGCTTTACCGTCAATATCAAGATAATGACCGTAAATTCCGGACGAAGCAGATGCAATTTCAACCGCACCATCATACTCGTCTTTCTTTGATACTACTGACGGCAATACCTTATCTTGTTTCTTTTTAGAAACAAATCCAAAAGCTTGCCCTATAGACTCAAAAAGTGATACCTTTTCTTCAGGCATAATATTTGTTTTACAAAATTAAACAAAAAGAAAGCAGTAATCCTAAGAACGACTGCCTTCTGAATTGTATATATTTATTAAGATGTGGTTAGTGCGCCGCCAGCCTTTACAGCATCATACCAATCATACTTGAATGTAACATCAAAAGTTTCGATATCATCTTTAGTATCCCAATCAACTGTGATTGCTGCTATTGATGAAGGCCACAAATTCTTGAATTTATACTCCTTTAAAGTATCACCCTGTTTTCCGTATTGAGTGACTGTTGCATCAGTAACATATTCAGATGGGGAAACTCCAATTCCATCTCTACCGGCACCACTATGTTTATCTATAGCGTTCATCCAAGACTCGAAAGAGTTACGAATACTAAAATCTTCATCGTTATACACTGTTACAGTCCAATCCTCAAAAGTTCTGTTTCCAGCGAAATGAACATCGTGACCAAAATAGGATATAACCTTTTCACCTACAGTTGAAGCTGGTAAACTTGATGCTTTGCAAAGAAACGATAGTTTATCAGCGTCAAGTAGACTAGTTATTCCTCTAGGCGAACTTATATTTACGCTAAACAAGGAAGGTCTAGCACCATCCCTACTTAGTCGGCTTCTGAAATCAGAAACATTAAAACCTTTTGCCATATTTTTGAAATTTTTAATTTTTAGTTAGTATAAGCGGTCACCTCAATGACCGCCTACTGCTTGTGTTATTTATGAAATAAATTGGTTATTTAGAAATTACCAACTACTTCATTGAATTCGACTCCAGAACGAACAGCAACAAAGTTAAGCTGAATGAAATTCACACTCTTTGCTGGTTTGATATAAATATCACCAACAAACTCGTTGTTATCAATTACTTGAGGAGTGTTATTTGTTTCGTCACAAACTACTAAGAAGTCATAAACACCTCTACGCCCCTTGATGTCTCTCAACAATGGTTCTACCATTGATTTAAACTGCCCTCTTGTGAACTCGTCGTTGAATTCAAATAGAGAATATTTTGATGCATTTGAAATTGTTTTCTCAAGAACTATGAACAATCTACGTACATTAATACGATCGAATGCTGATGGTTTTGAAAGCCCTGTCTTGTCACCATAAAGGATAACGCCTTCTCCTGGGAATGAAACAACAGGGTTTACACCAACTCTATAGATAGCATCTCTTTGTGCCTGTGTAGGATTCCAAGCAAGTTTTACAATGTTCTGGATATTACCTCTATTGAAACCTGCTGGTGACCACCAAGGATCTCTGGTGCTGTCTGTTCTAGCACAAAGACCAGCAATGTCGCCATTAAGTGGCACCCATCTGTAAACGTCATTATACTTGTCATACTGATATTTCCAACCAGAATCAACAACATAATATGAACTTGATCTTGCTAAAAGGTTTTTAAAATCTACTACATTTGTTGATATATCAGAACCACTCTGACCAGGCTGAACATCCAACCAAGTTGGTGAAATAAACGCAACTGCGTCTTTTCTATTCTGTGCTATATCTATAACTCTTTGTGCTATTGTTAGTGAAGCAGCGCCAGATATAAGAAGTGATACATCAACCTCTTCTGCATTTGAGAATAAATCATACGCGATTGTATATTCATCTGTGTAATTACCACCACTAATATCCGATCCGCGACTCAAAGAAATAACATCACTGCCCCCTGCTGACCACGTTGAAGATAATGTTCCTGATGTATTTGCATTCAGTATACTAAGACTACCAGACCTAATATATTTTGATCTCTGATTAATAGCGTCGATATAGAAGTTATTTGTTCCATCTTCTGATTTAGCTCCTGGTGCCTTTGAGATGTGTGCATATTTTTCAAGAACTGTTCCTTTTGTTCCAGAAAAATCACCATCTTCATCAATAACAAGAATGTGCATCTCATCAAGATGACCACCTTTTGCTGAAGCATGTGCAGATGTTCCTGGGAGAACATCGAAATACTGACTCCAAGTTCCTGCTGTGTTACCTGTTACTGGGATTTTTGATGTAAACACTACTGAACTATCACAAGCGGCAACTAAAAGAGAGTTTCCTTTAGCTCCAGGATAACGTGCAATCCAAGCCCCATTAACGTCTATTGGTTCTGCTGTATCGTATTCACTATCATTATCAACTCTGATACCAACTGTACCGGACGTTGCGTTTAGATTTACTGAGTTATTCGCATCGCCTATCCTAACAACCCATGCTGAACCAGCATAAGATAGGAAGTTTGCGATTGAAAAAAAGTCTTCGTATGTATCTGCTGTTGGTTTACCAAAGATATCTACTAACTCTACTTCATTTCCTATAAGGATTCTTTCGTTTGCTGGTCCCCATTGAAATTTTCCGGCAAAGCCACCTACCGAAGTAGATATTCCCTTGCCTACGGTAGTAGTGAGATCAATCTCGGATGTATTAACTCCTGGCGAAATTTGAAATGCCATCGTATTTGCTCCTAATAATTTATTAAAATTTAATTACCTATAAAATCTATTATAACTATTTATAAGAAGCAAGATTTCTGTAAGGAAAAAATAAGAAAAAAAATGTTGACGATTAATTTAACAAAAATTAATCATAGTATACTTTAGTCTCCAACCCTTTACAATTAATAGCACAGTATCGTATAAAATTACTTAACGACATTCCGTTCGTATCAGCATTTTTCTTTATTATTTCTGACTCATCTATGTCAACTCTAAATGCTATTAACACATCCCTAGTATCATTATTTCCTGTTAAATGTAATATCTTCCTTTTCGGTTTTAATCCTTCTTCTCGTTCCCTTCTCAATTCTTCTTTTCTTAATATTCTCCTTTTATCTCGCTCCTCTATACGTTTTTCCCTACGACATACTCTATCGTATAGTTTCTTTCTTTCCATATTCTCCTTCTTAATTCTAGCTCTATCAATCTGTTCTGGTGTTCTTGTATATGTTTTTCCTGGTGTGCAACCATCAATACCATTTTCCTCAATAAGATTAGCCCATTCAGTAGAATCTACTATATTATTCTCAATAGAAAAGTTTAGTGCATACTCTATTAAATAATTTTTATCGGTAAATATTTCACACCAATCAGTTACAATATCTTTTTTGCCATGCACTTTTATGTGTCTTTTCCAATAACTACCAGATCCATGATAGGAATACGGATCTTTTTTGGTAGTTTTACAAAAATATTTTAGTCCTGTAACGGAGTGTCTTTTAATACACAACCAAGTAGGTTTAAAATCTGTAGAATTTTTATAAATAGCAGAGCTGGGCATAACAGTTAGTTTTATGTTTCGAGAATGTCTAGTGCCTTCGGATGCTAGTAACATCGTGGAAGGCATTTTTATTATATATATTTATATTTTCCTGTGTTTCTAATCAGAACATACCAACATCATAATTACCATATCTATTACCAACCGAAGGCTTTGCTTTAGGGGTTGCAAACATACTATTATCATATCCGTTATCATCATCTATACTATCATATCTACCATCATCAATAAATCCAAACGGTGTTAATGAATCTTCTATTTGGGATAGATTAATTTCTTTCAATCTTTGTCTTATATCCACCGATTCGTGCATTTCTTTAAAATATGGTTGTGTTGATAACCAACTAAATAATACTAGAGGCATCACAAGATCATCATGGTATCCAGGAGCTGCGGCATAAGACTTACCCTTCCTGTTGAATTGCACTAATTCAGAAATAACATCAATATCATATATACTCAACTGATTATTTTCTACCAATGTCTTGAGAACAGAACACCCTATATTCTTTACTGGTGTCGTTGTTCTTACACCCATTTTAGCGCCTCCAGCAAATCCACCGGATATCTTCTGCCTATTACCAGACGTTGTTGTGAAAATTATATTCTCATACTCAAATTCGTGCCAAAGAATATCCGCAATTTGACCACCGATATCATTTATTTCTATGAATAGGTCTGCATCATTATAATGCCTTGCTACTTTATGTATTATTTCTGGGAATAAAAGAGGTGTTATCCTATTATTTCTATACAAAGAAACAACTTCGTATGGTGTATTCGTAACATCTATAGTAAGGAATGTGGAAGAATCGTTTCCAACGCCCCTTGCAACATCAATACACATAACATACGCATGTCCTTTTTCTGGGTCTTTATATATAGAAAGTGCTTTATCTGGGCTGAATTTTGGTATTTTAACTTTTTCAAGCATTGCCTTAAGTGTTGCATACTCAATAAGTGATGTTGATGTCGATTCGAAAAGGCACTCAAATTCTTCGGCGAACTGTCTCTCTGACGTGTTCCTTATTGTTTCTTCTTTCCACTTTTCGTCTCTACCAGGAACCTCTTGCCAAGTAACACGAACTGGTTTATACTCATTTGTTCCAGCAACAGCGCCCGACCATATCTTGTGGAACATATTGATACCCTTTGGAGTAGATACAATAATAATCTTTGAATCGGTACCAGAAGATATTGTTGGGTATACTGAAGAGAAGAACTCTTCCGAAACATTATCGCTTATATGAGCAAACTCATCCATCAGGATTGCGTTATAGGTACCACCACGAACACCAGAAGAAGATGTAGCAGCAGCAATAATCTTACTCCCGTTCTCAAACTCTAATTCACCCTTGTTCCAAGTCTTTACGCCCTGTTGTAGGTATTTTGGAAGATACTCATATGCGAACCTTATCTTATGGAGAAGGTCACGGGCAAGTTTTCCTTTATTCGCAAGGATAGCTATACTATACATATCATTGAACAATAGACACCACAAGAAATACCCGACAACTAATGATGAATTATGTGAAAGTATTCCATTAGAATAAAACCTATGTTCTTCGCTATCTACAGAAATATCGTACATATTAGATGATGTTTCTAATACAATTACATTTGTTACTAAACTATCACCATATTCCGTTTTTATCTTTGTTCTGTTTGGTGTGATATCCTTTAAGAATATCTCGTTGAAGTTCTCATCAAATACTATATGTGTATCAGCACCAATAAGAAATAGTCCATTATCGGTCTCTATCCTCCATTCTTGGTATTCAATAGTCTTATGGACAGCACTAATATCTGACCAACCATTATCAGTCTCTATTTCCCATTCAGAAACATCTATGGTATCTATGAATTTTCTTTCTACTATTTCAGATAACTTGCGCATGATTCTAGTGCTTTATTTTTGTCAGTCTTATAATCTTGTTCCCATATTGTATATACGGTATAACCAAACTCTTCAGCCAACAACATCTTATTTTTATCTCTATCCCAAACCTCTTGGGCAGACTTTGATAATCTTTTATTTACGAATTCAGGAGAATACATGTTTGGGTTACAATGCCAATAATCACCGTTATATTCTATAAGTTTATTGCCTACCCTTATATCAAATATCCTATGCCCAATTTTGCCACGAATAACAAATTGGGTCTCGACATCATTGAATATGTTCTTTAGATAATCGTATATTTCTTTTTCATTTTTTGATATATGATTACCACTAAGAACCTTTAATTTATTTATCCGTTCTATTTCTTCTTGTGGTTTATCGTTCATAGTATTCTGCCATCTATACTGTCGTTCTTTCCATATCCTATTACCTTCTTCCTCTCCATGCCTATCAATACATTTGGATATCGAAAAGGTTGATTGTCTTTCACTTAAAGCAGACGAAGCATCATTCTGAGACATTCCTCTTGAGGTATAATATTAGATA